GGTAAATACTCAACCATCGTAAAATGGATTAACATCGGCTTTAAATACGTATTTACAAGCGTCGCATAGTTACCACTCAATGTACTTGCTGTAATATCTGACTTAATCTTTGCTAATAAGTCAGTCCCCACGTATTGCAACAGCCAAATATCTTGAGCTATCTTTATAAATGGTATTATTTTGTCAGAATCTACATTGCCATTTAATGCTGTGTACGCTTGCAAATCTGCTTTCCCTATTAATAATGCTTCTGCCATAATTATTTAACGTCTGATGGTAAATTTGTATTGTTAGGATGAAATCCTTTACGTGGTAAATTGTTTGGTTGTACAGATACTTGATAAGGATTAGTAATTTTATATCCCATTATTTCTGCTTGTCTTGTTCCTATCTTTCTTGCTTTTGGACTATTTACATCCACGTTTTGTCCTTCCAAACTTGCAAAAGTTAATCTTTTAAATGAATGTTTACATCGCGGACCGCCTTTAAATAAAAACAAATTATACGGTTCGTTATTATGTTCGAATCCAGGATTAACTATTTGAGAATTCATGCTAACTAAATCTTCTTTACGGTATACTTTTTTAGTACTCATCATTACTCTACAAAAGTCCCTTTGTGGATTAGCGTTGCCTGTATATTGGTATCTTACTTTCCACTGAATCCCGTCAATAACTTTATCTTGAAAACTTTTAGAGTTTGGTCTTGCTACACCAGTAGAAACAAAGTTTAATACTTTATTAAGCATTGTTTTTTTAGGTTGTAATTGTAAATCTAATTCATCCTCTAAATCATAGTCAACATCTCTTTCGTCTACTAATAACCAATCTTCTCCGATGTCTTCTCCAATTTCATCTAAATACATTTCAAGTTCTGACTTTTCAGCACTCATTTCAACGCCTGTTTCTTCTTTAACTTGCTCAGTAGATTGTGCATTTGATAAGTCTACAAACTCCAAGGGTTGTAAAGTCTTAAAGAATAATTTTAATGCTACACCATTAAATGCTAAGATACTATCCAACGCTTCTAATAATATTTCTTGTTTTGGTCTTATTACCATGTTATCAAACAGTATCACACTATTCTTTAACTCATCTGCATTTGCACTAAAACCTGTGGTTGTAGCAATACCAAATATAAGTGGTGAAGTTACACAATGTCCTGTTAAAATCTTACTTCTACACTCGTCTGATAAATATTGGTAATGGTCTGCCGCATCTTGAAGTGGAATGCTGTCAACTGTTGTCTTTTTTGATTCATCTTCATTGAACGATACTACAATTTTCTTGCCTGTTGAACCTGTTAATTTACTTATAACACTTCTTGCAATTTCATCTTTTTGCTCATCAGTAGGAATAGAATTGTTAAAATTGACTATAGTCGTGGGGCTGAATCCGTTACTTACTTCATTAATAAGGTATTCACTGATTTTCTCCTCTAATACCGTATATTCTAACGCACCTTGATAGTCAACACGACTGAAATACTTAGTACCTACAGAATATGGTTGTATCATTAATATCTCAATCTCTGATTTACCCTCACCAAATGCGTCGAATCTTTTAGGCACAAACTTTTTAGGATCTTCCCAGTTATCGGAATAGTAATATCCTACAATATTTCCGTCCTCATCACACTTCTCAGGTCTTAATAACTGTACAGGGATATGATAAACCTTTACAACATTCTTATGACCTTTGTCGTAATGTATCTGAAACGCACCTTGACCTAATAGATACAAGTCTTGGATAACTCTACGCAAATCATTTGCTGTAAATAGAGTCAACATTTGAGCGTAGTCATTTGGCTTTTTAGACGCATCTAACGCGCTCAATCCCTTTCCGTATATTAATCTACTGATATTGTTCACAACAGCGCTATGTGTAGCACTATTGGAATATCTATCAATTAAGAATTGAAAGTAATTATTATCTTCCCCATAATTTACCCATTCATTACGCTTATCTTCCGTAACTATTGGCGATGTATATGCAGATAATTCTATAATGTGGTTACTAGTCATTTAATATAAATTGGTTTGTTGTTGTATTTTCTGTATATCTTCCATCATTTACGCTGTAGTCTCTTACATCTTCAAAACCTAATGAAGTAGTAATTTGAGCAGTGCAAAAGATTTTACCCTTCCAAGTGTATTTATCGATAGTATTGTAAAAAAGTACAGCCTTATATGTATGTCCTTCCTTTAATGATGGGTTGATAGTAATAGTAATAGTGTCATAATAATCTCCCACCGTAGTATTTAATATTTGCTGTGTTATAACGTTCTGAGTAGTTGTTTGAGCGCAACTTGTTAAATTAGCATCATAACCAATATATGTACTTCTCCCCGATGTAGTTAATCCAGACCATGTACCACTATTAGCTACTTCAGTTATATTTGATAAATCATTAAATTTTGTTTCTAATAAATCTTGAGACAGCCATATTTGATTACCTATTTTAGTTGTCTTATATATCTTTCCATCGTTACCAATATATGATTGTAATACAGTTGGATTGTCAACTGAATTAGTCCCATCAGTTAACAGCAATTCACTAGTTGTTGCATTTCTAACTAATCGAATAGAAAAACCAAATTTATAGTCTGTGCTAGTAGTAAGCATATTTCCATGAATTTGACGTGTAGAAACAAAAAATGCATTTGGCTCAAAGTTTATCGTAGAAGTCCAATAGCTTGCTTGATAACCTAAATAATCAAACACACCAGTTGTTGCGCGTCTATATCCTGAAGGCATACTATCAAAATTATATAAATTAGTTGCATTAGTATTTGGTGCATACCAACAACCATTTAAACCCTCAACAGTACCTGTTTTTTTTAATTTACCACCAGCTACAGTTTCTCCACCTAAATATGTTGTTAATGTTGTAAAGTCAGTTGTAGATGGAACTCTCCAAGTATTTGTTTGACTATTACCGCCACTTGGATTAGCGATATTTTTCGCGTCAGTAGCTGCATACCAATTATATAAATATCCAAATGAAGTTGTTATCTGAGTTTCAGTAATTGTACTAGTTAAATCAATTACTCTAGATACATTTGTTTCTTCATCTGTAACCTGTAGTTTATTAGCTCTAGGCAATGCACTTAAATCCGTTAGCCTTGGCGTAACCGCAAAATCTTGTGCTGTTGTTATAGGTTCTAATACTATCATATTAATATAACTGCAATTTGTTTGTTTTGTTTTTAATGCAAAAAGGGATGCCGAACTTAATCGACACCCCTTCTTAGCCTAGTGAATTATTTTAGGCTATGAAGTAACCATTGTAGCACTTGTAAATAACGCTAACATCGCAGTTGATGTAGACGCATTTAGGAAGTTAGCAGGAACTTTCTCGTCTGCTACGAAACTCAATGAATATCCTGAAGCAGATTTCATCTCACCACCTGTAGAAATTGTACCACCTACAACATCAGCACCTTGCTCAAGTCCCATAATGAAAAATTGATCATTGTTACTTTGAATTATTATGTGAGGCCTACCATAGGAAAGTAATTTGATTTGCTTATGAGTAGCAATGTCTTGATGCTTTAAACGAATGTTTAATTTTTGACTAAAATAAGTTGTACCAGCATTTCTATCAGATATAACATCTTGATCAAAAGTATTGTCTACTCCTTTTAATTCATACTTGTACAACACATCTACGTTAGTAATTGCTGTAATCATATCTGTATTTGTAGCGTCGTACGTTATATCCGCTCGAGCTATTTGGTAATTAATGAAATACACGGCTTTAAGTCCTCCGACTTGGTCCTTGCATTCTTCTAATCTACCTTTTGCAATATCACATGCCATGAGTTTATAGTTTTAATTAGTTATAAAAAAAGGGAGGAGTACATCCCCTCCCCTAGTATTGAAAATCAGCTAGTTACTAATTAGCGGCATTAGTGATTCCGTAAGTCACGATATCTGAAACTGAATGGTAGTTAACAGCGTAACCAGCTCTTAATACGATTCTTACATTGTCATCTCCTAGTGTTTCGGATGTATCAATTAATCGTACTTCGTTAGCATCGTTTAACAAACCACAACCAAAGAACAAGTTAGAAGTTTGAGCAACTAACATTTGGTTTGCCGTCAATCCGTTTGCTACGAATAATGGAATCCCACCGTAAGTCAAAGAACCGTTAGTGTACCATTGTGTCCCTTTATTATCAGTACCGTTGTTAGATGTAGCAGCAACACCAAAACCACCTAATGCAGAGATATAAGATTTAGCGATATTTTGAGATACATAGATTTTCAAATCGTCAGCTCCGTATACTGCAGCAGGGATAGCTTTGTAAATTTTTTCAAGCTCTTCGATAACGTTAGACGCAGTTACAGTTGCTCCAGCAACCTCATTTGCAGTTGGTAAAGCAGCATCAGCAGTTAACAACGTCATGATACCAGCAACTTGTCCATCAGTAGCATTAACACCATTCCAGATAGATACCTCAATCGCAGCAGCAACTTTCTCAACTACGAATGCAAGTAAGTAATCAGCAAAAGATTTAGCTAAAACTTTGTTTGCAGAGTAACCCATTTCTTCAGATTGCCAAGAAGTGATGTAATCTTTTTTACATAAAGATAAATTAACTTGGAAATTCTCTAAAGTTAATGTACGTTCTGTAATTGTTACAGTTGAAGTAGCAGAGAAATCACAGCTCGCATTTGCAAGAAGACCGTCTGTACTCAATTTGTTAATTACCGCTTTGTAAGCGATGTTAGGCATGATAGTCATACCTCCGTTTGCTAATGTGTTACCGCTTAATAAAGCAGCTTTAACCCACATTCCTGAATGTTGACCAGCATATGTAGTCGTTAATGATGTTGTAGTAGCCATTGTTTATTTTATTTATAAATTGTTTCTAAAATATTGTCGCGAATACTCCTCGCTTTACCCGGTGTTAAGTCGATGTGCTCAACTGTTTTTGAATTCTCAGGATTGAACTGGATTGGTTTAGGCTCTTCTGCTAGCTCTACAACGGAATCAGTAACCTTAGAAAGCTCTACAATTTTAGCTTCTAACTCTGCAATCTTTTCTTCTAATGCAGAAAAATGTTGCTCTTCAACTTGTGAACGAACGATCTTTTTTACTTTCGTTTGTTCAGGTGTTTTTTCAGCTTCAACAGGTACT